CACAGATACCTTCTGGGGTAAATACAGTTGGGGTAAAATCTTTGGATATCAGAATCGTGGTTCTGGAAATCCCGAAGAATTTTTTGTCAATAACATGAACGGTAATACTGGATTATCTACTGCTTCTGTAGTTTCCAGAAAGAAACCATTAACTTAACCACTAAATAAAAGAAAAAAACGTTTTTTTAAAATGCCTGCTATTATATCCGAACAGTTTAGAATTCTAAATGCCGAGACTTTTGTGAAGAGTTTTGTCGGAGTCGGATCTACTGTAAACAAATATTATGCTTTCATGGGATTACCAAATTCCATTGAACCAGCGGCAGGCGGTACTGCCACATGGGCCACAAATACTCCAGCTCCTTTAGATGGATTTGAAGAAGAGTATTCTATCAAAGAATCTATAATCGCTATGAAGAAAGTGACTGACAAGGATGTCCGTAGACTTGTCAGGAAGGTAAAGTGGGTTGCTGGAACAACCTATGAGATGTACAGACACGACTATAATATTTACAATCTCACACCAATCACTTCACAAGGTAGTTTATACGAGGCAAATTACTACATAGTGAATGAAGACTTGAAAGTTTACGTTTGTCTACAAAATGGATCAGACCCAGAGAACCCAAAGGGGAGGCCTTCATATGACCAACCCACATTTGTTGACCTTGAACCAAGGGCAGCTGGCACTAGTGGCGATGGTTATGTTTGGAAATACCTTTACACGATTAAGCCATCCGAAATCGTTAAATTTGACTCTATTGAATACATACCAGTGCCCGAAAACTGGGGGACTGAGGGCGAGACTATTGCAACACAGGCTAACGCTATAGATGGAAAGATCGAAGTTATTGTTGTCAATGATCGAGGCTCTAACTATCAACCGATCAGTACATCTTTTGCCAATGTTCCGATTCTCGGAGATGGATCAGGAGGAAAGGCTACAATTACGATTGATTCTTTCGGAAAGGTATCTGAAGTATTTGTTACAGACGGAGGAGAAGGATACACCCACGGATCTATACAATTCTTTCCAGGCGCTCCTGGCTCTGAGTCTGGCGGTGTTCTTGCTAACCTTACCAACACAGGAATAGGAACGACATCTATCGCTGGTTTCAGTGTCATAATTCCACCGAAAGGAGGACATGGATATGATGTTTACAGAGAATTAGGAGCATACAGAGCGTTATTATATTCAAGATTTGAGACAATAGAAACTAACCCTGATATCATCGAAGGTAATGACTTCGCTAGGGTTGGACTTATAAAAAATCCCACTGTATTTGGCAGTAGTACAGAATTACTAGACACTGCAATGGTGAGTGGTCTAAAAGCAATTAAACTTGCTGGTGTAACAACAGCAACGACTTACGCTGTTGACTCTCAGATCACACAGACAGTTGGTTTAGGATCTACTGCGATTGGATATGTGGCATCTTGGGATAAGATTACTGGGGTATTGAAATATTATCAACCAGCTGGTGCAGCATCAAGTGCTACTGGTTATAAGATAATCCCATTTACCTCTAATCCTGATGCTGGTTATGGAGTTACTATTATTGGTTCTTCTGTAGTGGGTTCAATGTTGTCTATTGATACTTCCTATAACGGTGTCAGTACCTCAATAAATAATAAGACATATCAACTTGGTATGAGTTTTAGTTCTGGCATATCATCAGCAGAATTCAATACTAAGTCAGGTGAAATAATCTATATTGATAACAGGGCTGCGATTCCTAGATCCGCAAGTCAAAAAGAAGACATCAAAATAGTGCTGGAGTTTTAAAAGCAAATGCCACAGAATACCAACTTAAATTCATCTCCATACTTTGATGATTTTGAAGAACTAAAAAATTATCAAAGGGTACTATTCAAACCAGGCTTACCTGTACAGTCTAGAGAACTTACAACACTTCAATCTATTCTACAGAATCAGATTGAAAAGTTTGGTAAGCATTTCTTTAAAGAAGGTTCTGTTGTAATCCCTGGCCAGATTGCATATGATTCAGACTATACCGCTGTACAAATTGATGATACCCACTTAGGTATTCCTGTATCTCTCTACCTACAAAACTTAGTAGGAAAAAAAATTAAAGGTGAAACTAGTGGTGTTACCGCTAAAGTAGAAAATTATATTACAAACAGAGAATCATCTAAAGGTGCATATACTTTATACATCAAATATCAGAGTTCTAGTGATACCGATTTCTCCAGAGTCATTTTTGCAGACGGTGAAAATTTACTTTTAGAAGAAGATCTAAACTACTCCCTTTCTAGTATTAGATCAGGAGCTAGTTTTGCAACAACGATTATATCCAATTCAACAGCCACTGGTGCAGCTGCAAAAATTGCTCAGGGTGTTTACTTTATCAGAGGATTTTTTGTCACCGTTGCTGACTCTACAGTTATTCTGGATCAGTATAGTAACTCACCATCATACAGAGTTGGTTTGTTAGTAAAAGAAGAGTTAGTTACCGCTTCTGCATCTGACAACGATCTATATGATAATGCGAGAGGATTCTCAAACTTTGCAGCGCCTGGTGCTGATAGATTCAAATTATCTACAACACTTATCAAAAAATCTCTTACAGATTTGAATGATGAAAACTTTGTAGAATTGATGAGAATTGATAATGGTCAATTACAAAAATTTGTTAAAGAATCAAACTATAATTTAATCCGTGATGAACTAGCGAAGAGAACATTCGATGAATCAGGACACTACTATGTAAATCCATTCAGTGTCTCTACTAAAGAATGTTTGAATAATAGAGTTGGTAATGATGGTGCCTTCTACTCAAATCAATTAACTCAACAGGGTAATGTTCCTACAGATGATTTGATGACTTTGAACATAGGGCCAGGAAAGGCTTATGTGAAAGGGTATGAAGTAGAAACAATCAGTACTACATCTGTAGACGTAGAGAAACCAAGAACTACTGAGAGAATATTCAATGAGTCGATACCATTCAGTCTTGGAAGACAAATAGAACTCAATCATGTTAGTGGTTCACCCCCTATTGGAATAGGAACAGACTCATATGTAAATCTTTTCAACAAAAGAACTGTAACTGTTGGTGAAGGTAATGGTGAACAGATTGGTGTCGCTAGATTATATGATATCAAAGTAAAGAATGTTGGATATGCAGATTCAGCAACAGTTTTTGAATCATCTCTTTATGATATTCAAACATTCACATACCTCCAACTAAACACTGGAACTAGCGTAACTGTTCCATCCTTTGTTGAAGGTAAAAATAGTGGTGCAACAGGATATGCTTACGAAGCCTCAAATAATTCTACACAGTTAGTTTTATATCAAACAAACGGACAGTTCCAGAAAGGTGAACAGTTAGAAATCAATGGGATTGATGTCTCTAGGACTATTACAGATATTGAAGATTATGGTGTTGAAGATGTAAAACAACTTGTGGGAAATGACCCCACTAATTATAAGTTTAGTGCTGACCCTGTTTTAGGATTAGGACATCTGATTGCTCCAGTCGCAACACAGTTTACCGTGAGTGCAAAATCTGGTGGTGCATCTACAATTACTTCTCCTAGTGCAAACTTTGGTAGTGCTGGAATCAAAACTGGAGATATTATCCAGTACAGTTTAGCTGGTAATAACGTTCCAACATTCAACCGTGTTACTGCTCAGACTTCTACAAATATCACTCTTGAGGCTGTTCCTGATGTCACTAATGTCAACTCAGGTGCATTACCATCTGCTGATGTCAATGTAAACGATTTGTTCAAAGTTACTTTAGAAGTTAAGAATAACTCTACTGCATTTTTATTCAGTGAATTAACTAGACCTAATGTTGCAAGCGTAGATACAAATGGTGCGGATCTCATATTTAGAAAGTCATATTCAATCACTGTTGCCAATAATGCCTTTAGTGGAACATTAGAAACAGATGCTGATTTAAACTTAGAACCATTTGACGAAGAAGATTATAATTTATCATTCAAAACAACTGGTATTGTAGAAAATCTAACAGATCAAAAACTCACAGTTAGTGGAAGAACAGTAACCTTGTCTGGATTATCCGTTGCATCTGGTGCTGCAGTTTTAACAGTTACTTGGAAGAAAGTAAATGTAAAACCAAAATCAAAAGTATTAAACAGGGCAACAACTTACACACTTAATAAGTCCGCAAAAACCCAGTCAGGCACTGGATTAATGAAGTTAAATGATGGATTAACTTATGATGGAGTCTATGGTAATCGAGTGCAAGACAAGAGAATATCCTTAGGCGTTTGTGATGTTGCTTATGTTCTTGCTATCTTAGAATCTTCAACTACTGATGACCCACAGTTACCTATTCTCCAACTTACTGGTTTGAATACCAATATTCTTAACGCTCTACGAGGTGAGAATATAATTGGTAAAAACTCTGGTGCATCTGCTGTATTTGTATCAACAAATGGATCTAACGAAGTTAATTTCGTTTACCAGAATGAAAATACATTTGAAGTTGGCGAAGAAGTTACTTTTGAAGAAACAAACGTACAAGGTGTAGTTCAAACATTTATTCCTGGCGATAAGGATATTCAAAATGACTTTGAGTTTGATCCTGGCCAAGAACTAGATTATGTTGACTTCTCTTATATCGTTAGAAAACAAGGAACTGAAGCTCCCACAAGAAGAATCACAGTCATTTACAATAACTATGTAATTGATGCTGCAGATCCAGGCGACTTTGTAACTGTAAATTCATATGACTCTAGTTTATATAAGAACAGTTTACCTACTGTAGGTGGAATTTATGCTTCTGACATCATTGATTTAAGACCTAGAGTAACTAGTTCTGTCGCAGGCAGATCTCCTGGCGAGTTTTTCGCTAGACAATTTGAGTCTGGTACATCCTCCACATCACATATTATTGCACAGGATAAGTCATTCAATATTTCATATGATTACTACCTTGGAAGAATAGACAAACTTTTCTTAAGTAAAGAAGGTATTTTCTCAATATTACAGGGAGCCCCAGCAGTCTATCCAAAACTACCAAACACCATAGACAATGCACTAGAAGTGGCTACTATTGAGATGCCACCTTATGTTTATAACACAGATGATGTAAAATTAACTATC